TATTATGCGCCAAATTCGGTGTAAGTAGTTGATACCATTAGGAAAAAGGAAAATGGGTCAATGGCATTTTACCGTCGTCGCTCGTACAATAGCAATTATCGTTCTCGTAATTCTTCTTATCGTAGTTATGGCCGGATGTCAGCTACGAAACGAGCCACCGAAGCTGCTTTCAAGCGCGGACTCAAATCTGGAATGCGCAAACGGGGATCAAACAGTCGTCGTGCGTACTTTTATCGTTAACCCGAACAATCTTTCTGAGAAAGAAAAGTCGGACTTCCTCTCATGGTTAAATCGAACAGGCCGCTTAAATTGATCTCCTCCCTGAGCGGCCTACTAGGGGGGGTAGTGTTCCCTACCCCCCATTTTTATTAAAAGGAAAATAAAATGGCTAATCTCCGTAGACAAATGAGAAAACCTCGTTTTGTTCTTGCAAACAAAGGTAAATTTGGTCGTCTCATTCCATTTCACTCAGAATATGTGTTTGCTGGTGAAACTATGAAGAAGCTTAAGGCTTCTATGAACTTTATGAGTAAACCTATCAAAATAGCGCAATCAGGCGCGACTGTTGATATTTGGTTTTATTATGTACCTATGCCAATTATGTGGTCTGATTTTCCAAATTGGGTTATGGGTGACTCTACACTTAACGTCCCAGCCACAAATTCCTCCGCTGGCGGTAGTTTGTGGGGAACATCGGCAGGTGCTAACGCTGGTGTTTTTTTAGGTCAGATCGATCACTTTAACCATGAAGCTTATGTTAAAGTTTTAAATCATTATTTTCGTGATGACGAAAATCAAGTCACCTCAGCTACTTCTCCTCAGTCTATTCCTATTATTGATCAATCGGCAGAAACCTCTGGCGATGCTGATCTCGAAGCGGAGGATGAAACTATTGATGTTTCAGGTGGTACCCTTTCACTGAAAGAACTTGAACGTAAAAGGGCTAACTTGCGGTATGAACGCAGAGTTGAAATGCAGGATGGCAAATACGTTAATTGGTTAAAGAATCAGGGTGTGAATGCTAATGAGCAGTTGGCTGAAGTACCTGAATTTTTAGGACACTATCGTCGGTTTGTACGTCCTTCGCGTACAGTATCGCAGACTACTGGGTTTACTGTGCAACATTATGGCCACGATTGCTCTTTGGAGTTAACGAAACGTCGTTACTTCCAAGAATCGGGCATGATTATCGGTGTTATGGCCGTTAGGCCAAAGGTTCATCTTCGTGCTGGTTATAACGTGGTTGATAGAATGTGGACGTCGCCAGAACGTTTTCCGCATGTTGGCCAGTTGGCAGAACATAAAAGAATTATGAATGCATCAGGTAATAGTTCTGGTGGTTATGAAAACGAGCAGGATGGTTCGCCTGATACTTATATGTCAATTGATGCGTCTTTGTTTAAGGGACGACATGAGGCGTTTAATTACATTGATACTTACGTAAAGGTCTATGATCCAAGTTCAGATGCAGACGCAATGTATCCAGTAACTGCATGGGATGGGATCTTGGAAACTACTTCTAACGATCATTTCCATATGGATGGCGTTATGTCTACGTCTTTGGTCACACCGTTGCAAAAGCTCTTACCAGCTTAGAGAGCGAGACTTCATGGATCGAGCGAGCGGGGGTTAACCCCGCCGTTCAGCCAACAAAGTTGGCGTCTTGATCTTAAAGCATAAGTGACACCAACTATGATTATAGGAGATACATCATGGGCAAGCCATGGGGCGTTACACGCCCACTGGGTTACTTTAGCACAATCGGTGCGCAATACACCGCAGGAGTATTAGAAAGAAATAAGGCGGTAGAGAGAAAATGCGCGAGTCCGTCGTATGTTGGTAGCATCTCAGAAAAAGGGCAAAGGCTCCCTACCATCCCCCTTCAAGCAGTTCGATGTAGGAAATGCAAGGGATGTTTGAAAGCCAGAGAAGCCCAATGGTCGTACCGAGCTGGTGTAGAATACCTTATTTCAGAAAGAACTTGGTGGTTAACAATTACTTATGCTGGTTCGAAAGAACCGACCTACCAGGATGTTAAATTGTTTTTTAAAAAACTAAGAAAGAAACACGAGTTTAGATATGTCATCTCAGAAGAACGTGGAACAGATACAGAAAGACTACACTGGCATATCCTTGTACACTGTAGCAATTCGCTTACAAGGCGAGAAATCGAACGTTGTTGGAACTATGGATTCGTTAACGCACGGCTGGCTAGACACGCTGGTCTCGGACGCTATCTGGCAAAGTATCTTGCAAAACAGTCAAGGATTAGAGCTTCTAAGCACTACGGCTCAGAGGAGCAAATTTGGGAGCACCTCTCCCAAGAAATTAATAGCAATGTTGAACACTTTATCAGGACCGGATCGAAGGTTGGCTATTGCCTTGGATCCGAAATTACTCTTGGCAAGTATGGATTGCATATCCCATGGAGAACGTTAGAGCGATGGTTAGCTCTGAGTTCCATACCCTTCTAGTTGTGGATAACCCTCGTTACGAACGGCTGGTGTGGGTCCCCAGACCAGTCGCTACATTCTCATTTTCTGAACAGATAAATGACGAAACCTTTGACTATGTCAGACAAGACGACCCGACTCTTTGGTGGAACCTTTTGAACGGAGTGGAAAAATGGCGTCAATGAAACAAGCTGGGCGCCCCGATAGGGCCCCAAAGCGTACTTACCCCTCTCCCCAACGGGGAAACCCCCCGTTGCGGCTTATTGTAAATCCCAAGCCGTTAACGGCAGCTCCCAAGGTACGTTACCGCGGGATTGAATGGCTATTCAAGCCGTTAAAATTCGCCGTTCCGGCGATAAAGTTAGCGGAAATCTTTTTATTACCGCGACCGCTGGCAAATGCTGAGCGTATGACAATGCCGAACTACGACCCATCCAATATTGAGAATATAGAATGGGTGCCAGCGCAAGTAGGTGAAGCACCTATCAGGATTCCTCGGCAGTTCGAGGAGGCTATACCACTATTAAAGAATCCACAGTTGGTGCCAGTTGAACCGGAGGTGTGGAAACCTGCGTATATTGGAGGGCCCCCTTTAAGGGAAGATCCTCCCCCTACCCCATCTAGTGTAAAGACTAGATCCTCTCTTGATGGTCTGGACGTTTACAAACGAGCCACGACTCAAATTCAGCAAGAATATATCTGGCTGCAAGATAGAAGTAATATTTGGAATCGAAATATTTTAAACACAGCTTTGACGCCTGGTCCTATGCCAGCGACTCCTGCTTATGATTTTTCATTACCGTATCATTTATGGCCGCCCAATCAGGCGGATTATTGGTCATACAATTTTGTTAGTGATTATGTGTGGACAGGTTACGGTTTCGAAACCGTTTATTATTATGAATGGCAGTTTGATAATTTAAGTTATCAATTGGCCTTAACCCGATATCAGGGTGATTTGAATTTATTTCAACAGCAACAAAGAATTTATAACGATCAGCTAGACGCGGAATATCAAGCCGCTTTGAATGAGTACTATGCTACTCAACAAACAATTATTACTGTTAAACGAAATATCGCCACTCAGGAATTTGTCATCGAACCGGAGGCACGCAAGCGCGCAGCCGAAGATCGTCGATACAATTTGAATACTCCACAGTATTCCGACCGGAAAGCTTACGGTCGAACGTATAACGATGCTCTCAGGATAATTAATAAAACATTTGGGAGACTCTCTGAGCATTACGATTTTGCAATGGCGTTTTGGAACAACTTAGAGTACGCAGATGGAACATCTCCTTACAATCGCACTTTTCGAGGAGCTATGGCCGCATATGCCCGTGGCGAGGTTAGGCTTAATCTTATTGGGTTTTTATCTGATATCGCTGCTAATGAGGCCATCGATACTATTATTGGCTCTGTTAGCCAGCGTAAGCGGAGTGCTTATCGGACTATGGGTTTGTTTCCGACTCTTCTGAGCGGATTTTCAATGACTCCTAATATTACGTTTGAAGGACAGACTTACGCCTATAAGTCCAAATCCTTTAAAGAAGCGTTTGGCAGGCAATTAAACCCAGTTGGTTACATGTCAAAATGGGATTATCAGAGTACGCCAGACTATTTATCGATGTCAAAATGGGGAAAGTCGCGAGTTGATAGTTTATTGAACGGAATTAAATCGCTTCCCAGAGTGCGTGTAAGGGCCCCTACACTGCGTGTAAGCGATCTTACTAGGGCGGACGACCCTCTTTGGGTAACGGCCCGTAGAGTGGGCTTAATTAAGCCTCTTGACACCCCTAGCTTTGGCTCCTACCCTAGTCCCACGCAATAACGCGTTGGTAGCAGGTATCAATTACATATTATATATTATGCGCCAAATTCGGTGTAAGTAGTTGATACCATTAGGAAAAAGGAAAATGGGTCAATGGCATTTTACCGTCGTCGCTCGTACAATAGCAATTATCGTT